GCGCCGAGATCCTGCAGTTGGCGTTGGAGCAGTCGGTAGTTCGGTCTCGTGCCACCGTTATCACGATGAACAGCCTCACGCAGAAAATCCCGTTTGTGGACTCCACGTCGCACGCCTCCAGCGTGTATGGCGGTATGGTGTTCTACTGGACCGAAGAATCCGCAGCGATCACCGCGACTGAGGCGAAGTTCGGTCGGGTGGAACTGTCAGCGAAGAAGTTGACGGGTGGCGCCCGAATCCCGAATGAGCTGTGGAATGACGCTGCTGCGTTGGGGTCGTGGATGATGCAAGCCATTCCCGCCGGTATCGCCTACTTCGAGGACGATTCGTTCTTCGGTGGTAACGGTGTCGGACAGCCGCTCGGGTTCAACACATCCGATAACCCGGCAGTTGTCGCAGTGACCCGTAACACGGCGTCGACAATCAAGTCTGAGGACATTTTCGCTATGTATGCGAGGATGCTGCCCCAGTCGCTGAATCGTGCCGCGTGGATCGCTAACCCGGAGACAGTGCCGTCACTGCTCGGCCTCCAAACCCGCATTCTGAATGCTGCCGCGAATGATTACGTCGGTGGTTCGGATGCTGGTTTGATTCAGGGCGGTTCGGTTGCTGGTGCACCGGCGATGACGATCCTGGGTCGGCCGTTGATTGTGACTGAGAAGGCTGAAGCGTTGAACACTGCCGGTGACTTCGCCTTTGTTGATCTCAGCCATTATCTGATCGGTGACCGTCAAGCCATTTCGCTGGACTCCTCGGAGCATTCCAGGTTTATGAATGACGAGACCGAGCTGCGGATTATTGAACGTGTCGACGGGCGCCCATGGCTACAGTCAGCCATCACGCCACGGAACGGCACCGCCACACTGTCCGCATTTGTCCAAGTTGCCGCAGGCTAATCCCTCCGGTTAACCCGAAGGGGTGGCCCGCAATAAAACCCGGGCCACCCCGCCACTAGGGTCGTAGGCATTGAAACCCCTACGACCGGAAGAGAGAAAACAATATGGCTGCTGTAGGAGGGCTCGGACGTTCGTTCGATGTCCTACACCAAATCACACCGGTCGACCTAGCCGACGGTGCGAACTCTGGCGCCCGTATCAACATGAAAAACTATGAAGGCGTCGCCTTCGTGGGATATCTGGCAACGGGTACGGCTGGGGAGAACCCGACTTTTGATGTGAAAGAGCACACGGCGAAGACTGGCGGTACTTCCGCTGATCTCGACGTGATCGCTACCTACTATCAGAAGGAAGAGGCTACCCTGGATGGTGACGAGGCGTGGACCAAGGTTACGCAGACCGCCGCATCTGAAGTCACCGACGCGGACTGGGACGACGCCAACGAGGTGCTCGTCGTGTTCGAGGTAGAAGCTGACCAGCTTTCGGACGGTTACACGCATGTATCTGTCGACGTTGCTGATCCTGGCACCGCCCATATCGGGTGCGTGTTGGCGATTGGTTACGGTTTGCAGGTGCAGCGCACACCGGGAAATCTGGCGCAACCTAACGCCTAACCCGCTATCGTGTGGGTAGGGCTGGCGTCCCTGTCACCGCCACCCGGAGAAAGACGGTCCCCCTCCGTTCCTCCTCCGCTCCGGGTGGCGGGCCAGCCCGACTATCGGAAAAGCGGTAATGATGACGGAAAAACGCGACTGGGGCGGGTGGGTTGAAGCCACTAGCCCGCCGGACCCGATAGAACGAGTAGCCTGTCCCCTGTGCGGCACCCCCCTCGACATTAAAGACGGGGTGTTGCATTGCCCGTTCGACGGGTGGGAAGGGAAAGAAGGGGACACCGCGTAACTATTCACACCGCCGCCCGTGTCTGATACTGTGCAGGGCGGCGGCTCCGAGAAAGCAAGGAGACACATATGGCCGGCCCCGCGTATGTTACGAGGGACACAATTCTTGACGTGGGAGGTTACGGGTCGGTTATTGCTGACCGTATCGATCGGGCCATCTTTACCGCGAGTCGCCGCATCGAGGACACGCTAAATCGCCGGTTTTATCCACTGTCGGCGGCGGTCACCTATCACGAACCCTACGAACCGTCGCATCATGTGGGGGACGAGGCGTTCTGGTTGAAAGACGATTTACAGTCCGCCTCGAGCGTGACGGTGGACGGCACCGCCGATACTGATTATGTGCTACTCCCGAAAGACGGGCCACCGTATAACCGGATCGTGGTCGGGTCCTTCCGCCAAGTGGATACCATCATTACCGGTGTGTGGGGTTACGGATACACCACCGCGACGGCTGGTGCTTTAGACGCCGCGATAGCGGCTGTTGACACCGCGACGTGTGACGTAACCGGAGCGTGCTCTGCCGCGGTAGGGGTCGGTGACCTGATCGCAATAGAAGACGAGCGGCTAATCGTGACGGGCCGCACCGCGATAGACACCGCCGCGAACCTGAACGGGGCGTTGACGGCGCAAGCTAACGACCAGACCGTTACCCTGTCGGACGGCACCGGGTTTGTTGCGGGTGAGGAACTCCTGATCGAGTCTGAGCGTCTAAAGGTGCTCGACGTCGCCGGAGACGATTTGACTGTGGAGCGGGGCTACCGCGGTACTACCCTCGCATCTCACGCCGACTCCACCGACGTTTACGGCTACCGGCGACTGTCGCTGGAGCGGGGCGCTACGGGTACAACCGCGGCGACACACGCCGACACCACCGCCATCACGGTTTATTCACCGCCGCCGCAGATCCGGGACTATGCGCTTGCTGAGGCGTTGAACCAGTTGGAGCAGGAAGGCGCCGGCTACGCCCGTGTGGTCGGGTCGGCAGATAACCAGAGGGAAGCTAGAGGCGCCGGGTTGGCTGATGTGCGGAAACAAGCCACCCGGCTACGGCGTGTCCGAAAGCAGGCCGTCTAATGACTGCGATTACTGCCGATGTGGAACTCGAAGGCCGGCTATGGACCCAATCGCAACCTATTCTGTCGTACCACCTGGATTTGATGACGAAAGACCTCGCCGAGCAGGCCGCTACGGCGGTTAAGTTCCAAGGACAAACGTCGTTCCGGTATGAATCGTCGCCGCCTACCGGTAATTGGATGCGCAGTATCCGAACTAGGCAGTCACGCGAGGCTGCTACGGGCCGGTTCGCTAGCGGCTATATGGTCCACGACTCCGGTTTAGTGTATGGGCCGTGGCTTGAGGGGGTTGGTTCACGTAACGCCCCCGTCACCAGGTTCAAAGGGTACAGCATGTTTCGGAAGGTGGCGCAACAGTTGGAGCGCAAAGCCCCCGACATGGTCAAACCACAAACTAGACGTATGGCGAAGGAGCTAGAACGATGAGCCTCGCCTCCGCCGCCGTGTTTAATTCTCTGGTGTCTCACGTCGCCGCTACCGGATTGTTTCGCCGCGTCAACACAGCGGAACCTAAATCAGCCCCATCGGATTCTGGGTTAACTAGTGCGATCTGGATGGACCGCGTGCTGCCGTACGGATCCGGGTCCGGGTTGCAACGAACCACCGCCGTCACCGTCTACATGATCCGCATCTACAACAACATGCTCGAGGAACCGACCGACGCTATCGACCCTGCCGTACTGGCAGCTACTGACACGATCATGACGGCGCTACACGGCGACTTCGAGCTGGGCGGCAACGCAATGGCGGTAGACATTTTCGGAATGTCCGGTGTCGGGTTGTCGGCGCAGGCCGGCTACATAAATCAAGATAACCGGTTGTTTCGGGTGATGGATATTACGGTGCCGGTGCTGGTGTCGGATGCGTGGACGCAAACCCCTTAGGGAGACAAAAGATGGTAACTAAAAAGGAACTACAAGCCGAGCTGGACCGGTGGGGTATCGATTATCCGGCAAAGGCCACTAAGGCCGAGCTGCAGGAGCTTATTGATGCTGTTTGGGACGAGGTAGATGTTGACGAACCGGTTGAAATTACCGAACCGGAGAACACCGCGACTTCGGGTGAAGCTGTTGTGAGCGTTAACGGGTTGTGCCGTCAATGCCGCAAACCCGCCGACCACATACACCGGGGGGTTTAGATGGCTAAACAAACCGGCCTGGGTGATAACCTATACGTTTCGGGGTATAACCTGTCCGGCGACGTCGGCAGCCTATCCCGCATAGGTGGTGGTGCTGCGGTGATTGACGTTACCGGCATCGACAAATCCGCCCATGAGCGGCTGTTAGGTGTGAGGGACGGGGCGATAGAGTTCCAGGCGTTTTTCAACGACGCTGCCGGGCAAGCCCACCCCGTTCTATCTACTCTGCCGACCGCTGACCGGATGGTGTCATACTTTCGAGGCACCGCGATAGGTAACCCTGCGGCGACGATGCTAGCGAAACAAATCAACTACGACCCGACCCGCGCCACTGATGGGGCGTTAACTCTCGCCGTGTCAGCGCAAGCCAACTCGTTCGGGATCGAGTGGGGGGAGCAGTTAACGGCCGGCCAGTTGCAGCACACCGGCGCGGCGGCTGGTACCTCACTCGATAATGGGGCGTCTACCGATTTCGGGTTACAAGCCTACCTGCACGTGTTCTCGTTTACGGGCACTAGCTGCACCGTCGCGATACAAGAGAGCAGCGATGACGGTGCGGGGGATGCGTGGGCGAACGTCACCGACGGGGTATTCGCCGCGGCGACGGGGGTAGGTTCGGAACGGATCGCCACCGCCAACGACCAAACCATCGAACGATATTTGCGGATCAAGACCACCGGCACATTCTCAGAATGTACGTTTGCGGTGGTGGTAGTCCGTAACGACACTGAAGTTGTGTTCTAACAAGATAAAGAG